CTTTTTGTTTATTTACTACACCCATAATCTGAGTGTGCACTGGACCAGTCGCTGGAAGTAATTCTTTGTAAGCGTGTGCTTGAAACTGTGTTACCGCTTCAGCTAATACAGGGTGTGTTGCACCACTTGCATTTGTAAACGGTTGTGATCTTGTTTGATATTTAAATCCTAAAAGATCTAAACCTTTTGTATATCCATCTTCCCAATCTTTTCTTGATGCTTTGTATTGAATATAATTATCATAAAGTTCAGATCCTAATTTCCCTAAAACTTCTTCTGGTAATAAATCTGCTAGATTATCAAAGTGCTCGTTTGTTCCAGGCTGATTTATAGCTTCTGGATCAAAACTAATTGTTGCACCACCATCTTCTTCTTGAACTACTTGAACATCTTCAGGTCCAACTTGTTCTTCTATGTTTTCTTGAGACGCTTCTACGATCTCTTCTTCACTAGGTAATTCTATTTCTTGCTTTACGTTTGGTAAAGACTTGTCTATTTCTGACATTATTTTTCTCCGAGTTCGTTATAACTATAGTCTTTTTTCCGGGAACATTCAACCCTTGTGGGTGGGGTCCTCTCTCTGGAGGTACTGTTGTAGTAAGCTTTTTAGTCATCTAATAACCCTAGTCCTTGTATAGCTGCAGAGGCTGCAAAACCACCTATACCTGCTCTAGACAATAATCTTAATGCTGGTTTGCTTAAACCAAGTCTAGCAACTTTTCTAAATGTTGATGGCAATCCTCTTGTTATCTTTGGTGTTTGATCTGCAAAAGCAGGATACAAATAATTTAATGGATCTGTTGCGATATCTTCTAATGAGTCTCCTTCAGATACTTGTCTTGTAATATCCAATGCAGCTAGTGGTGCTAAAACTCCAGGTGATGCTGCAATACCAAGTCCTCTACCTAATACTCTTCCACCTGTTCTTATTAATCCTTTTCTTTCAACACCTAATCCTCTAGATCTACTAGCCTTAATTGTTGATGGTGCACCAAGTGCCGTTGATGCAGCTAGTGACGCTCCAACCGCTGGTAATTGAAAATCTAAAATATCTGGTCTTGTCATTTCTTCTGAGATAGGTTGTGTTACCATATCAACCAACATATTTTTCTGTTGATCTTCGTTTGATAAATAAGTTGTCGGATCATCGTTTCTAAATTCTTTAACTAATCCTATTGCAGTTCCTATAGCAGCACCTGCGCCAAATGTTCTTACGCCAGGGCTTTTTAAAAAACTAGTTGCTGCAGATTTTAATTTTTGCATAGCAGTGCTTGTGCCAGGTGAGTTTTCAAAAATTTGTGCAGCTTTTATTGGGTCTTTTTTAATTGCATTTGCACAGTCTCCAGGTAGTCCACCATTAGATAAAAAACTACAAACTACTAATTGATCTTTTTTAGATAGTCTGTTCGCAGCGTTTAATAAATTTCTTTTTAAATTTTTTTGTATTTCAGGAAATGGTCTAGCTCCTTTTACATCTAGATAATATTTTTTTTCATCAGCTAAACTTTGTAAATCAATTCCCATATCTTTAAATTTAGCTAAGTCAGATGCTTTATAAGTATCTGTTAATTTAGTTCCGGGTATTATTTCAGGAAATCTAAGTTGTTTTGAAGATCCTGGATATTGTTTTTCAATTCCCTCAATAAACTTGGGTCTAGTTATTTCATTAAATTTTCTAATTTGTTCGTAGCCACCATCTATATCGCCCGCTTTAATTAATTTATCTGCTCGTGTTAACGCCTTAGACAAATCACCTTGTAATCCAGCTAATCTACCTTGGTTAATATCTGATTTAGTAATATCAACAAATGCTGCATACGGTGCTAATTTATTACTGACCGATCCACTGACACTAGTTATTTCGTTCAAACTAAAACCATGACCAGTGCCTAAATATCTATTTAAATTTTCTTTAAAAAATCTTTTAAATTTTCTAAATGTACCAACCTCTTGACCAATTGATTTATCAACTTCGTCAAGAGCTATTTGATAAAAAGCTCTTTTATATGGATTGGTCATTGAACGACCAGTTTTTATTTTATTAAAAATTAATTTTCCTTTTTTTGCATTTGCAGGCAATTCAAAATCTCTAAAACTTTTTCCTCGATACATTGCTCCTAATGTACCCATTGCATTTGCTGTTCTACCTACAGATTTACCTGTAACCTCTGTGGCAACTTCTAACGGAGGTAATTCACCTTTATTTAAAAAAGATTGAACAGTTTTACTATTATGTAAAGACTTTATATCGTTAACTAAATCTTGACTAATAGTTGTTCTACCAAAAAATTCTTTTATTTTTTTTAATTGATTTTCAGTTGGTTTTTTAAAATAACGATAAGAACCTGACTTTATAGATTCAGTATTGTTATTTAAAAATTTATTATACTTACCCATGTATTTATCTGTGGGTGAAGCGTTTAAATATTTACTAATGGTTTTTTGTTTTAATCCTAATAGTTCTGCAAAATCTGCAAAAGTTATATAACCTCTTGGGGGATTAGGTGGTGGTATAGCCATTACACCTCCAGAATGCCGGCAAGACCACCGTTTTTAAATCCAAGTCCTACGTCTATGCCAAGTTGTTTTTGTATATCCATAATCTCATCTGGAAAGTCATCTGGGTTTCTTAATACTTTGTGTAACTGTTTAAAATATTCTGTCTTCTCTTTACCAACTAAACTTTTTTCAGATCCTAAACTTGCAAACAATCTTGATATATCTTTACCTTCGATACCATATTTACGTAGAGCCTGATAACCTATCGCCTTACCACCACGAACCAACAGTCCTGCCATGTAACCTACACGTCCGCCATCTGCAAAATCAAATACGTCGATACCTTGAAGAGTATTAGGATCAACAGACTCAGGATCAAAGTTTCTGTCTGTTATTGAATTACCTTTTGCATCTTTTACTCTTACTAATCTTTCTGCAAATTTTTGTATGTCATCTGCATTATCTAATTGTGCAACGGATGATGCAACTCTTGGTCCAAAATATTTTTGTACCAATAACAATGGATCACCCATACCACCGCCACCACCTTCAGTCATAAATCTAAAATCATCTGCTTCCATAACTGATGATAAAGTTGGGCCACCCGGAAAAGTTGGGTCTTCTAAATCTTTTACTCTATTTAAAAATTCTCTAGCATTTCCTCTTGCAGCTGGCTGAGCAGCTTTTGAAATACCCGCGTTCATGTAAATTTTATCTACAATATCATCTACAATTAAATTACTGCCTTTAACATTTTTGATTGACTCAAGTCCCTCACCTGTAAATGTTGATGCATCTGAATAAGTTGGCTCTGCAATATCATCTGGTCCGCCACGTGAACCTGGTGGTGGTAAATCAGGATCACCACGAACTAAGTCACCTCGTCCTTGTCTCAATGACATCAATCCTGCTTTATCTAGATCAGGAGTTCCTGTAGCAAAGTCTGTTACGTTCTTTGGCACTGCAGCTGGAAAATAAACACTCTCCATAGTCTGCATATTTTTTAAAAGCTGATTTGCTTGTATGTCGTTCAGTTTACCTGATACAGCATAGCCAACAGAGTTTGTTAATTCTTCTACTGCTTTTGATTGTGGTAATACACCTAATGCCTCTGGGTTAATATCCATGTCCAACATCAACTCTGGAGATTTACCTTTACCTAAAAAACTAATGTTTGTTTTAGTTCCAAGGACATCATTGGTGTTACCACCTAATTTTTTAAAAGATTGAATGATCGCATTTATTACTTCTCGTCTAGCCATAATATTCTAATCTACTCCTGTCAGGCAATGGCTCGTCTCGATATGAATCTTTATTACGAACTATTCCCCCTTGTTTAATACGCATTATTGCCTGTGTTGTAGAGTCGACATAATCGTCGTAATCTCCATACGGAAATGATGCGCACTCTTCCACAACCTCTTGAGCGAAATGCTGGTGCATAGGGGCCCAGACCAATCCATTCTCAAAGAGCGGTGATACAGAGTTTACTCTAGCATGTTTATCATTTCCTCGGCTAGGTGTAAAGTTAACAACAGGAATTCCCATATCTCTTAATTCGTGAGTTAGAGGTATACCAGAGGCCTTATGCTCTACGATCACCATATCAGGACGCCAATATAAATACTCTTCATGTGCCACTTTCTTAAGCTCTGGAAACTCATACCTATCTTTAAAAGCATTGAGTAATATTATATTCATTCCGTGGTCCTCGGTCTCAAAGACTCCCCACGTGGTTATTGCACTATAGTCGGCAGATTCTTTTTTTAAAAATGCTGTGTCGTAAGACTGAATTATAAACTCACATTTTGGCGGTTCGCTTTCTTCCCAGTTTCTCCACCAGTCTCGTTTTAATATTGCACCTTCCTCAGCTGTTGGTTGTTGCATATACTGAGCATTCCAATTGTTAACTGGAATAGATGCTTTAGTTCTTACTAATTCGTCCCTGGTCCAGTATTCTGGCCACACGGGATTTCCATCAGGAAGCAGGGCTGGTAATTCTACAACTTCCCATTGATCAGAGTTCTCTTCTCCCTGAGCCTTGATTAGTTGTCCAGTTAAATCTTTTGTACTCCAACGTGTCATGACAACAACGATTCTACCGTTTGGCTGCAAACGTTGTCTTGGACCTGACGTGTACCAGTTCCATGCTTTCTCGAATGACTTACTATCTTTTTTAATATCTTGTTCTTTATGTGGGTCGTCAATGATTAGAAGATCAGCACCACGACCTGTGATTGCTCCACCAACACCGGCAGCGAAGTATTCTCCTCCCTGTTCTGTTTTCCATTTACCAGCGGCCTGAGAGTCCTCCATCAGTCTAGTGTCGAATAGTTGTTTGTAGTTGTCAGTGTCTACTAGGTTCTTGGTCTTACGGCCGAAGTCGATTG